GACCAGACGTTGCATCTCAATTGTTTGATAAGGATATAGATTTAGATAATCCAGAACCAGAAGCTGAACTAGAAGGTGATATAGAAATAGACAGTCAACTAGATTCTGAAGAAGAACCTGTAGAACAGGGTATAGAAAATTAATAAATAACTATCGTATAGGACTATTGTAACTTAGAATAATGAGTCAAGCGTTTAGACCTGTAGGAAGTGGAGCTACCATTGGTGTCGCAGCTAATGGGACTACTATAACATATAGTACTCCTTTTCTTCATCAAGGAGAATATTTAAGATTATGCAGTGAAGGCCGTAATGCTATTGTAGCAGCAGGTTCAACTGCTGTTGCTGGATCATCTGGCAATGTCACTGATAGTTTCTTTGTTCCTAAGAACTCAGAAAAGTTATTAAATATTGGAAAACCAGCATCACAGAGAGTTGTTGGACTTACAACAACAGCAACTACTGTAACTATTGATTTTCCTGAAGGAACAGGTAATCCTTTCTTTGTTGGTCAAAACGTTAGCTTGAGAGTAAGTGGTGATGACAATCTTAATCAACATTGGGAATTCACCCATAAACCAATTGCTAGTATAAACAATACTGCAGGTGTTGATGGTTACTTTGGTACAAGACTAGTAGTAACTTGGGGTTATCAAGATTTCGTAGGAACAGCATTTACTGCTTTCTTGGGAAGTAATACTAGAGCAGTTGGAGCTGAATTGAGAGCTTCACTACAAATTAGTGCTAAAGGTATTAAAGCACATGATTATGGAGCAATACATTTCCAACAAGGTCAAATATCAGGATAGAAACCATGAAACTCATTAGAGAAGAAATAGAAACAGTTGACTTTATCGTTGAAGAACGCAATGGTAAAAAGTCATTGTATATTGAAGGTATCTTCCTCCAAGGTGATATCCAGAATCGTAATGGAAGAATGTATCCAATGGAAACCTTGAAAAGGGAAGTACAAAGATACAGTGAATCCAATATCTTAACTGGTAGAGCACTTGGTGAACTTGGACATCCAGAAGGTCCTACTGTCAATCTTGATAGAGTTTCACATAAAATTGTTTCTCTAAAAGAAAGTGGTTCTAACTTTATTGGTAAGGCAAAGATTATGAATACCCCAATGGGTAACATTGCTAAAAACCTTATTGATGAAGGAGTAAAATTGGGTGTTTCTTCAAGAGGAATTGGTTCATTGAAACCAACTCGTGAAGGATATAATGTGGTAAGTGATGACTTTATGCTTTCAACTGCAGCAGATATAGTGGCAGATCCTTCTGCACCTGATGCTTTTGTTGAAGGAATAATGGAAGGAAAGGATTGGGTTTGGGATGGTGGCATCCTAAGAGAAGCCCAAGCTGCTAAAACATACAAGCAAATCAATACTCTAGTTGATCAAAAGCAACTAGATGAGAATAAAGCTAGTCTTTTCGATGAGTTTTTAAACTCATTGTAAATTAAAGATCTACTAAATAAATATAGATTTAACTAAAAAATAAATCGGAGCTGTCCAAAATGTCTCGTGGTACGAAATTACAAGAAATGGAGCAATCTAAAACTGCCGTGAATGCCAACGCTGCATCAGGAGATTCGGCCCTCCCTAAAGAGGGTAGTAATGCTTCTGGAGTAAGCACTCCTGGCAACACACCTCCTTATGAGGATCTAGGTGGACCTACACCTGAAAATGCTAGTCCTACTGGTGACTCTGCTAAATTAAAAGAGCCCAAAATTAAGACTGTGCATGATGTGGTCAATAGTAAAGCCGTTGCAGGGGATGCTAAAGCACCTACTGGAAATGCAACACCTGGAACACTTAAGCAAGGAGATGAACTAGAAGTGGAAGATTCTCAAGAAGTAGTTTCTGAAGACCAATTAGACGTGGACGAAACTGTTAACATCGAAGATGATGTTAATGCCCTCTTAGGAGGAGAAGAATTATCCGAAGAATTTAAAGAGAAAGCAAAGGTAATTTTCGAAGCTGCTCTTAATTCTAAGGTAAAAGAGATTCAAGAGACTCTTGAAGTCCAGTATGAAGCAAAACTAGAGGAAGAGAAAGCAGAACTTAAAGTTGCTCTGCAGGATCGTGTAGATTCTTACCTCGAGTATGTTGCTGAAGAGTGGATGGTAGAGAATACTCTTGCAATTGAGCATGGTCTCAAGACTGAAATGACTGAATCATTCCTTAGTGGAATGAAGGGTCTCTTTGAAGAACATTATGTAACTATTCCTGAAGAAAAATATGATGTGCTTGAGAGCATGGTAGAAAAACTAGATGATATGGAGACAAAACTCAATGAGCAAATTGATAAGAATATTGGATTGAACAAGAGACTCGGTGAGTCTGTTGCTTCTGGTATTTTAGAATCAGTTTCTGAAGGGTTGGCAGCAACTCAAAAGGAAAAGCTCGCTTCACTTGCTGAAAGTGTAGAGTTTGATAGTGAGACACAATATCGTGAAAAGTTAGAAGTTCTTAAGGAGTCATACTTCACAAGAACAACTACTGAATCTGCTAAAGCACCTAAGGCTGCTCAAACCCTTTCTGAGGGTGTAGATAGTACTGTTGCACCAGTTGCTGGTGGAATGGATGCTTATGTAAGAGCACTTGGAAACTTTAAACCGCAGAGCTGAATTAATTATTAGTTCAAACGTACAAAATCACACTTTTATAGGTAAATAGTAATGTTCCAATCAGAACATCTACAGGAAAAGTGGAGTCCTTTGCTAGACTATGAAGGTCTTGATCCAATCAAAGACAGTCATAGAAAAGCAGTTACCGCTGTCCTGTTAGAAAACCAAGAAAAATTTTTAAAAGAAGAATCAGCATTTAATTCTGGTGGATTAAATCTGATGGAAAACCCAACCAACTCTGCTAATGCAGTTGGTGCTCAAGGTGGATATGGTGCTGATGCTACAGCAGCTGGTCCAGTTGCTGGTTTCGACCCAGTTCTAATCTCCTTGATTAGGCGTGCAATGCCAAACTTGGTCGCATATGACCTTGCTGGTGTTCAGCCAATGTCTGGTCCTACTGGACTAATCTTTGCAATGAGATCACGTTACACTTCACAAAGTGGAACTGAAGCTCTATTCAATGAAGCAGACACAGCATTTGCTGGTACAGACTCTAACTCTGATACTACACTAACTAGACCTTTCTCTGACCCTGCTGTTGGTATTGGTACAGTTACTCAGAATGGTACTAACCCATCTGCTCTTAACCCTGTAGGTACTGCATCTACAAACACTGCAGCATATACAGTTGGTCAGGGTATGCCTACTGGTGATGCTGAGAACTTAGGTTATGGTGCTAACAACCAGTTTAACCAGATGGCATTCTCTATTGAGAAAGTCACTGTTACTGCTAAGTCAAGAGCACTAAAAGCTGAGTACTCACTAGAACTAGCTCAAGACCTTAAAGCAATTCATGGTCTTAATGCTGAAGCAGAATTAGCAAACATCCTTTCAACTGAAATCCTTGCTGAAATCAACAGGGAAGTCATTAGAACAATCTATATGACTGCTGAACAGGGTGCTGTTTCTAATACTGCAACTGCTGGTGTATTTGACCTAGACATAGACTCAAATGGAAGATGGTCTGTTGAGAAGTTCAAAGGACTTCTGTTCCAGATTGAAAGAGATGCAAATGCTATTGCACAGAGAACACGTCGCGGAAAAGGCAACATGATCCTCTGCTCTGCAGATGTTGCTTCAGCTCTTACAATGGCTGGTATCCTAGACTACACTCCTGCACTTAATGCAAACTTGAATGTTGATGATACAGGCAATACATTTGCTGGTACAATCAATGGTAAGTTCAGAGTTTACATTGACCCATATTCTGCTAACCTTGCTGCTGCTAACACTGCT